TCGTCGTCCCGACCCCAACCCTATCATTCACTGAATCGACAAAGAGGGTATCGGTATCCACTGAAACGTTCCCAGTTGTATAAGAAAGGTCGGACCCCGTCGTTGTCCATGGAGAGGACGCAAATGGGGCTCCATTTTGATTGAATGTTCCGAAGAAGTTTATATCACCGGTAACTGTTAAATCGGTTGAAACGTAGGCGTTCCCCACGACGTGTAGATTGGACGTGGGTCCGCCGACATCGACCCCGACCCCGACACTTCCTGTAGTTGTGTCGATGACCGTGTTCGATGAAGCCCCGACGAACGTGATTTTGTCGACACTCTTGAAATCGAGTGTGCCTTGGGAACTCTGCATCGTATCTACTATTGATAAATGTTATTTTCTTACAAAGTGAGAGGCACTTGGGAGGAAAAGGTTAGGCAGATGGAATTGGGGGCCACTCAACACCCGTGAGGTTTCCATCTTCATCTAGATCCGGTGAAGACATGGGTGGGAGGTCACGGAGATGCTGGCGGTAACGTTTCCATTTTTTACGGAGTTCATCGTTTATAGGGTAATCCCACATGACATATTTATCGGTGGAAGGAATCAATGCGTCCCGCTCAGAGCGGAGTTTGGTCATCGCATCAACTTTACGTTGTTCTATGACTTTTTGAGCTGCAATTTCTTCTGGGGTGAGTTTCAGATCGTCAGTTTCAACACCTGTATCTAATAATGTCATCTATTATAGACTCACATTTTTTATGTATCCAAATGTTTTGGGGAGTCTGGTAATTCTGTGGTCACACGTTAGCTATTCATCGTGTATTATTTCTTATAATTGTGTAATAATGACGTAACCGTGACCAGTGTTAGCACCGGCAGAATTTGACTGACTGGTACCATTGTTATACGAACCACCAGAGCCACCACCATTCCCACCACCGGACCACCCACCCCCTCCTCCTCCCCCATTCGAACCACCACCACCACCACCACCAAATCCACCAGTGTCCCCATAAATGGACTGCGAACCTTCACCACCTTGTATGAACCCTTGTGCATTCGTGCTGATGCCGTACAACAGGTCCGTTACTGAAGATGTATAGAACCCTCCACCCGTCTGTCCATATCCACTGTTGTTAGTGGACGTCGAAGCATATCCCGATGCACCCGACTGTGCGGAGGTGCCGGAGCCAGTTGTCCCAGTTAATGAAGTAGGGGCAGATTTTCCAGCTCTAGGGTTATTCGACAAACCCGCACCTCCACCCCCACCCGCTACTATCATTGGAACGTTAGCGGAGGTGGCAACGAATGTACCTCCACCACCACCAGCCTTGCTTGTGTCCGATCCACCTTGTTGACCCACGAGTATCTTGAGTACAGCACTTTCAGTAAGGGAAAAAGTACCCTTCATTCTAGCACCCGCGGCAGTCGTATTGGCGGCTGAGGTGTACTGACCACCCTCTGCTCCGAACACCTCTATAGTATACGACCCCGTTTTGGGAACAGTCCATTCCTGTATTCCTGCCGTTACGTTTAAATAATTGGTATTATCAGTCCACGTAGGTGTATACCCGTTCAAACCGGTGGTTAATTCGGTGAGTGTTGGACCTGTCCGTCCCGTAGCACCAGCATTCGTGAACGTGAACGGGGAGGTAAAGGGGTAGAGTGCTGTCGTCCCCACGATCTTGATTACTCTATCTGTGAACAGTCCACTACCGTTATCGGTCAATCGGAATGTTACGGGAGTTATAATATTCAATTGATCTGCCGCAATTTGACCTGTTATCACACCCCCGGCGGTCACTGGTTGGAGGCCCGATGGTAAGGCCTGAACAGCAGACAGGGGTGATATAGAGAACGTCCTATTGGTACCACCACCACCATCTGTACCTACGAGTGTGTGAGTCGTGGTCTTAGAAATAACGAAGTTCAGGTTCGCCGCGGTGGTCCACCCAACCGCAAACCCAATCGCGGCAGTACTGGTTCCGGTCAGACCTGAGGTGCTGTTAACTTTAACTTTATAGGGTTGATTTGAGACAACCCAAGATCCTGAAGGCGGACCAAAAAATTGTACATTATTGAGTTCAATATTATAATTCTGGGTACTGCTGGTCTTTGACTTTATTACTACTCTGAAATAAGAGAATGCTTCACGCAAACCGGCGGATAGTGTTGTGACATCTGTTGACAGAGTCGTCCCCGTCCCAGCATGAAGTAATGTCCAATTTGTACCGTCGTTGCTCCCTAGTATAACAAATTGTCCGTGTTGAAATCCAGATGATGTAGTACCTATTACAGCGCGAGTTAGTATAACTGCGCTGGGTATTTGTAATTGTAACCAATGACCGACATGTCCGCTGGTGGTGGCGGTGGACGATTGCGCTAAATAGGGTGAGGAGGTTGAATAGCCCCCAGCGAGCGTTCCGTTGCCGGCCGGCCAGTATTCGTTCACACTCACAACATCATCAAAGGCCCTCCACGCAGAAGAATTATAATTGCCCGAGCCACTCGCTGTGTACCCCGTGATCGAAGTATTTGTGCTCATCGCACTAGGTGGAAACTCAGACACCTCACCACTCCCCATTTTAAAAGTCACTTGGCTCCCAGCAGCGTTCGGGGGGGTCGTATTGAAAACACTGTATAGGGTTCCATCAGCACCTTCCAATTGGACCGTCGATCCAGGGATAATACCTGTACCCGTAGCCGTGAATACTTGGGTTGATGCGTCAAAGACGAAGCCTGAGTCAGTTATTTTGTCAAATTGGTAGAAGTAGGCGGCACCACGGTCAGTGCCACCGTCGCCGTCCTCATTCTCCGCCGCTATGATAACCCTCGACCCATCCGAGTTCATGGCAACACTCGAGCCGAAATAATCACCAGTAAACTTGTCTGATGCAGTAATATCCACACCCGTTCCCCATGATGAATTGCTGTAGGTATATATATAGGCGGCACCTGCCGATGACGGTTCGGCATATCTCGCCCCCATGATAACCTTTGTACCGTCCGAACTCATCGCGACACTCCACCCGAAATGGTCGCTGCTCGGGGATGTGAGGGATGGGTTCGCGAGTTGTGCTTCTGAACTTCCCAGGTTCCCCCACGTCGAACCATCGTAGGTATATATGTAAGCAGAACCTGCGTCACCGCCAGACGTATCCTCCCAATACGCCCCCACGATAAACTTATTCCCATCCCCAGACACGTCGACAGACTGGCCAAACTTTTTATCACCATTCACGTTGTTCGCGCACTGGATCTTCTGTTGTTGAGGCCATGTTGAACCATTATAGGTATAGATATAGGCTGCCCCGGCGGTCGCGTACGTCGTGTCCTCATCCGGTGCCCCCACTATAACAGTCGTCCCATCGGAGTTCATGGCGACACTCGTACCGAAATAGTCGCTGCTTTCGGCGTCACTTGCTTTAATCCTCACCCCTGAACCCCAATTCGAACCATCGTATGTGTAGATGAAAGCGGCACCGGAATTACCAGCATTCGTATTTACACTCGCACCCGCGTCACTGTCCTCATACCTCGCCCCCACGATAATCTTCGTCCCGTTAGAGTTCATGGCAACACTGTAGCCAAATTGGTTGTCCGCGGAACCGGTGTTGTACGAAGGTATTGCCTGAAGCTTTGAACCCGTACCCCAAGACGAAGACGAACTATCGTATGTGAATATATAGACAGCACCGTTGTCGCTCCCACCCGTGTCCTCGCGGTGTGCTCCCACGATAACCTTCGTCCCATCTGAACTCATGGCGACAGAGTGTCCGAACTGGTCACCATCCTCTGGGTCCCACGCCACAAGCCTCGCACCGGTGTCCCAAGACCCACTACTGTAAGTGAATACGTAGGCAGCGCCGCGTTGTAGGTTGGCACCAGTCGGATCTTCCAAGTTCGCACCCACGATAAACTTCGTCCCATCCGAGTTCATGGCAACACTGTGGCCGAAGTATGCGGAATTAGTTGGGTTCGGTGACACATGTTTAACTTCCCCAGTCCAAATACCCGGAACCGTCCCCCCACTAGGAAGTGTGGTTAACGGTGAAATACCCGTGACCGTGGGTGGTTGGGCGATAGGGGCCCACCCCGCCGCTGTGTACGCTTCCATGAACCCAATTGTGGAGTTGTACCGAATCGTACCCAAAGTAGGGTTCGCTGGTCTCTGCGCTGTAGTCCCACTGCCTAGAGTGCTACCCCCTGTTCCAGTGACCACAAGGTCTGATGACTCAACCCGACCTGAAACCATCAGTTCAGCCGTTGATGAGATACTCATCGTAGCTCCCATACCCGCGTGTTGTGTACAGTAGTAATAGAGTGTTGTAGGGGCACCCGCTGGGACTACAAAC